GAAGCAACGTATTTCACATATTGATCGAACGGCATACTGTTCTTATCACCCTTGCCGAATATCGACTGCGACGGAACAACCATCTGATACACATCAGGGGCATCGGGCAACATAACAGCCAACCGGCGCAGGAAACGACAAGCCCTACCACCCCCCTGCCCTGACCCTTTGATGTTCTGCGAACACGTATCACAGTCGGTATGCTGCGGATTACCGGCAGTAGCATCAGGCTTCTTACCATCTAACGACCAACAATCCGGTGCTGCTTTGTTGTCGGCATCATACGCACCCGCATAAAACTGACGTGCGATATGCGGAGACCCGTTAACAATAACAAACTGCAACGAACGCGAGTCTGACTTACGCACTTCTTCCCCACCAACAATCATACGAAACACGTTACCCCTGATGGAGATACGTTTGTTTCCCGTGTTACCGGCAAGCGACTTGGTCAGCGCATCGGGTTCCGCATTCTTCAGAAAGTCGGGAAGGGCATCTTGAAACAAGCTCAATTCAGTAGTCATATAATCCTCTTAGTTTTTACTACGACGGACAGTAACTGCATACTCACTGTCTATGTTTAACCCAGCCGGTTTAAGGTCGGGGTTTTCATCTAAGAACTGACGCATGTTGGTTTGATGTAGGCGTTTCTCTAGCAGCAAGAACGCATCATTCTCACGAATGAAATTGTACATACTTTCCCAATCACCCGTCCAATACTTACTCTTGATAGAACGTATTGCGGTACCGGCTCTTGTTTTAATGCTGTCGGCACCTTGGGCCTTACAGATGTCCAGTAACTCTAGCTCAAGCACTTTCAACTGCTTGGCAAACTCTTCATCCTTTGACTCAAACTCCTGCTTTGCTTCTGTGCGAATGTCACGTATTTTTACGTAAGCTTCTATGAGCCTATCCGTTGATACTGCCTCTTGCGGTTCAATAACTTCTGCGTCCATGTGTTACTCCTCTTAAGTATGCTACGGCCTCCATTATAGCTTGTTGTTTTACACTGTCAAGTCTTTATCAACTATTTCTTTGTAGAGGTCGATGACTTTGTTGTGAATATTTATCTTGTTTCTAAGCATTGAATACAAACGGCTTTCTACCTGACTACCGGATATGTGTATGATGGTCATGTTATGTTTCTGCCCCGGCCTGTCAATACGTGCGTTGGCTTGCAAGTATGTCTCTACAGATGTTACCGGTGCATACCAGACAATCACGTTGGCGGCGGTAAGAGTTAGTCCGTGCGAGGCTGTCTGCGGCTGCACCAAAAGCACTCTGGGGTTGGGTTTGTTTTGAAAATTATCAAATATGTCTGACCGCTTGTTAAGGCTTACATCCCCGTTGATGATTTCCGACGTTATCCCTACACCATCCAAGTGCTTCTTGAGTAATTGCAGGGTGTGCCGGAACGGAACAAACACCAAAACCTTTTGTGTCGCTTCGTTTATTACCTCTTCTATGGCGGCAAGGCGATTGGATACGTCAAACTCAACGACCTCCCCTGAGTCTGTATAGACCGCACCACCCGATATTTGCAGTAGCTTATTCATGTTAGCCGCTGCATTTATTGCCGTTACTTCTTCCCCATCTGCATACAGCCTAAACTTGTCCTTAAGCTGTTTGTAGAACTTGATCTGCTGCGGGGTTAGCGGGGCTTCCCTGTCTACGTATACAACTGGGGGCAGGTCTAGGCAGTCCTTCTTCTCAAACCGTATGGCGGGTTGCAACAGCGCATGCACAATGGTCTCGGCTTTGGGGCGCGGACTCCACTTAAACTGCGTTACCTTAGTCATCACGGCATCGCGGAACTGTCCAAAGAACTTAGGCGTACCTACAGGATTAACGATCTTAGCTAACCCGTAAGCGTCTACAGGAGACTGCGAGGCGGGGGTTCCGGTCATCATCCATACACGGGTAGTTGGCTTAACTATGTCACGTAGCACCTTCCACCGAACCGTCTGGACGTTCTTGTATGCCGATGCTTCATCTACGATGATCAGATCAAAACGACCGTCTTTGATGATGGCATCTTTAACAACACCGACGCCGTCAAAGTTTATGATGACAAACTCTACCTCACTGGCTATAACCTTTTCCCGCTCGGCACGGCCACCATGCGCGATACCACCAGTGCGGTGTACTGCAAACCGAAACAAGTCTCCTTGCCACGCTGACCGCATGATGGACAGGGGGCAGATAACAAGCACCCGCCGCACCTGTCCTTGTTTGATCAGGTAGTCCGCAGACCAGATAGCCGACGCCGTCTTACCGGTGCCTTGCTCGTTAAAGCAGAACGCCCGTTGATGCAGTGATAGAAACTCGGACGTTTTCTTCTGGTGTGCAAACGGCTTGTAGAGTCCCGGCCAATCATAGTCCCGGTTGATAGGTGAAGGCACATCCTTAACAAGTTTTGCAAGTAGCGAGGCTTCCGCTAACTCCCAATTAACTAGCACCTTGAACACATCAGCCGATTCATTCCCCACAAGCTTGCTCTTTTGTATAGAGTCTATTATTCGTTGTGGGTTCTTGGTGCGAACCAGCAGTGCTTTATCCTCAATAATGTCCATATTATATTTTCAAAAAAGAATCCATTGGTATATAGGCGCAGCGTTCAATGTCCCGTATATCGTTTCTATCTGTGCGCCCTCCTATACCTTCTGTGTAGTCCTTCTGTACCTTAGTCATAAAAACACCGTCAAAGAAATTAACTAATAGTATAAAAGGTGCGTTTTCTATATGCGCCCACTCTAACCCTTTGCGCCACTTACTAGCACTTAACATCAGGGAAGGGTATTTAGTACTTTTGTTGTTGCGTACTTTTATCTCGGCCACCGCTGTCGGCACTCCGTTAAGTAGAAACCTTCCGTTGAGCGGGTGCATGGGTTGATACTGTTCGTATATGCAACCAAACCTATTACAAAAATACGCGGCAAGTTCTAATTCTTTAGCTACGTGTTCCGAGGCTTCGTATAGGGGTCTCATTTTGGTTTATTCTTCTTAACGGTATGGTCCGCGTTGCGGCTGAACGACGCGTTCTTGGCTCTTGAAGTTAGTTTAAGGTTAGACGGTGCGTTCGTGCCTCCTTTAGACAAGGGAGTAACATGATCAATGACCTTACCTGCACGGTCTATCCCTTTCTTATCCATATCCCGTCGCGCCTGTTGGCGTTCCATACGGGCGGGTAACTCCCCACGCTCTTGCTGCTGTGCATATTCTTTCTTATACGGCCTTGGTTTGTTTACGTAGGGCATTATGATTTCCTTCCGTTATGTGGGCAATCAAACACCGGACACCAACTCCGGCAAGTAAAATTCTTTGTCGCGTTCCATACATTGTTTTCATAAGACGCTTTGAGCCTGTCGGTCTCCTGCTTCCACTTGACCCATAGCTTTGCTTCATCTTCTTTCTTGTAAGCGGCGGGTATAAACTTGTTATGTACTACAAATAACAACCCTGACTTGGTTGATTCCACTTTGGGGAAGTGCTTGAATATTGCCAGAGAAATAATCTCTAGCTGTTTGGTGTCGGCGTATTCCGCTTTACCTGTTTTGTAATCAAGCACCCGTGCTACATCGTCTTGCAGGATGACCAAGTCGGCTATGCCGCGCCACCAAACGTCTGGATCAAAGAACCCGCAAGGCTGCAAGTCCTCTGTCAACCCAAGCTTTTGTTCGCAGTGCTTGTCCCCGTCTATGTCGCGGAGGGTATCCAACACGGGTTGCATGAACTTGAAGTGGGGGTGTAGGGGGGTGCCGTCCCTAACATAGTCCTCGGCAGCTTTGTGTGCTTCAGTCCCGTATAGCATCTGTTTAGATGGCGGGTCTTTTATGTCCTTCGCAACCCTCAACCGATAGTACTTCTGGGGGCATTGCTGAAACAACGACAAACTACTGTAAGACCACGTTATTGGTTTGGACATGCTATAGACCCCACGCTTCTATTGTTTGTTTCTTACCGCTATCGCTGTAGTTCTTACCGTAACCAACTTCACAATTAAACGGCAACCCTTCAGCCCAAGCGGGGGCAGTACGCATGCAGTCTGAAATGAACCTCATGCTCTCGGCCCATTTATCCTCTGGTACGATACATGCAATTGCATCGTGTACCGTAAGTACCACGGGAATTTTTTTC